TTATTTTTACTATCTATATCATTAGTATTATCTATAATATCTGTATTATTTTTACTATCTATATCATTAGTATTATCTATAATATCTGTATTATTTTTACTATCGGTACTATCGATACTATCAGTACTATCAGTACTATCGGTACTATCGATACTATCAGTACTATCAGTACTATCAGTACTATCAGTACTATCGGTACTATCGTTACTATTTATACTATTAGTATCATTTATAATTTTTGTATTATTTTTACTATAAATACTACTGTTACTATATCTGCTATCATCGCTTTCATTGCTTTCATTTCTATCATCGCTTTCATTGCTTTCATTGCTTTCATTGCTTTCATTGCTATCATCGCTTTCATCGCTTTCATTGCTTTTACATCTATCAATTATATTGTCAATATCATAATCTTCATCAGATATTTTTTTTATTAAGTTCCTATGTGAATTGCTAATATAAATTTCATTTGTACTTTTATCTATTATTAAAATATTATCATTTTGTATTTTTTCTAAAAAAGCAAGCATTTTTATTTTTTTAAATTCTTGAAAAGAAAAATTGTTTTTATCTAATAAAATTTTTATAGATTTTAATTGCATATTTATAATGATATTATTGTAATAAGGAAATATAGAATTAAAACATAAGTAAAAATTTACTAGAAAATTATAATAACAAACTTTCCAACTATTTATAATGTTTAAATTCATTTATTATAATATAGATTTTTATTCATATATATTTTTTTTAATAGTATAGACACAAATTGTCATATTGAAAGATTCTCCTGAAAGTTTTGTTAAAACATTTAAATTCTTATCCTTTATTTTAATAGTAAATCTAGTAATATTATGTGCTATTGGATTTAATGTATATAAGGAGGGGTCTGTCCAGTTTGATAATCCCGATGGATATGATACTTTAAATTTACTTAATTCACCTGTAGTAGCATTATGTTCAGATTTATCGTAATATATATTATCAAAATATTTGTAAGTCATATTTTTATCTTTGATATATGAAAATGTTCTATGATATTCATTTAATTCTATATAATAAATATCATCATTATTTAAAGTTCTTGTTAATGAAGATTTCAAAATTAAAGAAGCGTCTATTATTTTAACATTTGATATATTTTTAATTGGTTCTTCAAATTTTATGTAAAAATCAAATGTATTATTATCATTATATGTTCCATTTTTTGAATCTAAAAATATTACCTGTTTATCATAATCGTTTGTATTATTTAAGTTAACATTCATACTTATTAATATTATAATATTATAATATTATAATATTTTAATTACTACATAATAATTTTGAGTACATAATTTAAAAAGTTTTTAAATTTTAAAAAAAATTATAAAAGTCTAAAGAAAAATAAATTATGTACTCATTTTTAAATTTTGAAAATTTTCATAAGTTTTCAAGAATACATATTATTATATTTTTATTATTTTTCCACATCTCTATAATGAGGATATTAAAAATATAAAAAATATATAAAGATTATATAATTATATATGTATAAGAAAAGAATATAATAAGTATAATGACAGATAGCAAAGACATTGCCGCCGGTTTTGATATTGGAACTACTACAAGTTGTGCGGCTATTTGGATAAATGACAGAGTTGAAATTATTCCAGATACTCAAACTGGATCACGAATTATTCCATCATACGTTTCTTTTAGCGATGAAGAAAAATTAGTAGGTGACGCAGCTAAAAATCAATCAACTATGAACCCTAAAAATACTGTATATGATACAAAACGTTTAATTGGGAGAAAATTTAGTGACAATGTAGTACAAGAGGATGTTAAATTATGGTCTTTTAATGTTACTGGAGATACAAACAATAAACCTCTTATTAATGTAAAATACAAAAATGAAAATAAGAGCTTTCATCCAGAAGAAATTTCAGCTATGGTTATTCAGCGTCTAAAGGAAACAACTGAATCTTATCTCGGACATCCTCTTAAAAAGGTTGTAATTACAGTTCCAGCCTATTTTAATGATTCACAAAGACAAGCAACAAAAGATGCTGGAACTATTGCCGGTCTCGAAGTTCTTCGCATTATCAACGAACCTACAGCAGCAGCTATTGCTTATGGATTGGACAAAACAGGTAATAAGAAAGAAAGCAATATTCTCGTATTTGATTGTGGCGGTGGTACACATGATGTGTCTATTCTAACATTGGACGGGGGTATTTTCGAAGTAAAAGCCACAGGCGGAGATACACATCTTGGAGGTTCTGATATTGATAATATCATAGTTGACTATTTGTGTGATGAAATTGACAAAAAATACAAAAAGAATGTAAGAGAAAATGCTCGTGCTCTTAAGCGCCTTAATATCGCAGCTGAAAAAGCAAAAAAAAACCTTTCATCTTCAACTACCACTACTATTGAAGTTGATTCACTAATTGATGGTGTAGATTATAATACTACACTAACACGTGCTAAATTTGAATCGCTTGCTGATAAAGTATTCCAAAGAACTCTTGAACCTCTTGATCGTCTTCTCAAAGATGCTAAAATGAGTAAAGGAGATATTAATGAAATTGTACTTGTAGGAGGTTCAACACGTATTCCACGTATTCAAGAACTATTGTCAGATTATTTTCATGGAAAACAACTTAACAAATCTCTAAATCCAGATGAAGCAGTTGCTTATGGCGCTGCCGTTCAAGCATCAATTCTTACCGGTCAAGGCAATAGCAAAACAAATGAACTTCTTCTTTTAGATGTTGCTCCACTTTCACTTGGTATTGAGACAGCTGGTGGAGTAATGACTAAAATCATTGAACGTAATACTACTATCCCTACTAAAAAATCACAAGTGTTCTCTACTTACTCTGATAATCAACCTGGCGTTGATATTAAAATTTATGAAGGTGAACGTGGATTTACTAAGGACAATAATCTTCTCGGAAGTTTTCATCTTGATGGCATCCCTCCTATGCCCCGCGGTCAAGCACAAATTGAAGTATCATTTGATATTGATGCTAATGGTATTATGAATATTACAGCTGAAGAAAAATCTACAAAGAAAACTAACAATATTACTATTACAAATGATAAAGGACGTCTTTCAAGCGAACAAATTGAAGAAATGATCAAGAAAGCTGAAGAATTTAAGAATGAAGATAATAAGATGAAGGAACTTATTGAGACTAAGAATGGTTTAGAAAATTACTTATATAACCTCAGAAATTCTATGACAAAACGTGAAGGTTCTCCTCCTACTCTTGATGAAGTTAAGAAAGAAGTTGATCCTATTGTAGAAGAAGGGCTTAAATGGTTTGAAGAAAATAAAACATCAGATGTTGATGTATATAAAAATAAACAAAAAGAAATTGAAGAAAAGGTTAATCCTCTAATGCAAAAACTATATAGCCAAGGTATGCCAGAAGGAATGCCCGACCTTTCAGGAATGGCAAGTAGTATGGCCGGAGGTATGCCAGGTTTCCAAGAAGGAGAAGATGAAGTTCCTAAAAACAAACCAGTCGAAGAGTTAGATTAGATTATCTTTTATAATAAATGTAGTTAAATATTATAGCTCCTATAAATAGGAATAAATAAAATGCGATAAGAAATAACGAAATAGTATTATATATATAGTAAACTTCTCTTCTGATATCTTCACTACAAACACAATTTATTTCTTTTAATTTATTAATAAATATTATAACTATAAATATATTAATAAAACCGAATATAGATATTATCATATGGAATATATTAATAACTAATGATAATGAAGTAGGTAATTTAGTATTATCAAAATTATTACTATACATATAAATTGTTAGTACGATGTTTAATATTGAAAATAATATGAATATATATAGAAAATTTTTAATATAAGAACGCATCCAACTTTCGCTACAAGCACACTTTATGTATTCGAGTTTATTAATCCATATAATAGCATTTATGTTAATAAGAAGAACTACTAAAGATATAATTATTAATAGTACAAAAAATGCGTTAAATCCAACTTTTCCCATTGATTTACTAACATTTTTCATATCTCCACTCATATCATAAATTTCTGATAAAGGCTTACTTTTACTTTTAACCAATGTATTAGAAGAAATTTTTTTTTTCATAGTATATCTACTAATAGATATAAGATATAAAATATTAAATAATTATATAATGCAAGGATTATCAAATCTTGGATTTACTTGTGCTATTAATAGCTTAGTTCAAATAATTTGTAGGAATGATTTATTAAGAAATATAATATTAAGCTATGATTTTCCAGACAATACTATAATTTCTAATTTAAAAGAGTTATTGGTACTATTACATATTAAAAATAAATCTATTATTCCTAAAAAATTTGTCGCAAGTATATATAATAATTTTTGTAATATATTTGATTATGGTGAGCAAATTGATATTACTGAATTATGGATATTTTTAAACCAAAAGATAATATCTGAAATTAATGATAATCCAAAATATCACAATACTCTACTTAATGAAAATAGGATTTTAAATGGAATAGAATATTCTAATTATGAAGATTTTATACTTGCATTTAAAAATAGCAAATATCTAAATGAACAATTTATATATTATTATACTACACATTGTAATAACAAAATATCTTTATGGCAAAATACTACACAAGGGTTTTTACTTAATATAACTAAATGTAAAAAATGCGAAAATACATTATATAATTTTGAACCTATCAGTACTCTTCATTTAAATATACCAGATAATATTGATAATCCAAATATTATTAATATGTTACAAGATTTATTACAAGAAAATAATTATAATAATGATTGGATATGTGATAAATGTAAAGAGAAGACAGAATATATAAAAGCTTCTAAATTATGGAGCTTACCTGCTGTTTTATTTATAATTATAAACAGATTTGTTAATACAAATATTAAAAATACCAAACCTGTAAATATAAATGAAAATCTTTTTTTTACAAAAGGTACTATTTTATATGAAAAAAATGAAGAAAAAAATTATAAACTATCTTCTATAGCACTACATGTTGGTAATATTTCAGGCGGTCATTATACTTCTATATGTTCTACGCAAGTAAATAATGAAAATACCTTTTTATTATATAATGATGATAATATATCAAAAGTTGATAACTTTTTACAAAAAAATAAAGAAGCATATATGTTAATATATAATATTGATAAATAATCCTAATATTATATGCTTTATATTATTTTATAAATCCTTATTAATTTTATTAGGTAATTCATGACCAAATAATATCATATATATTAATACTATAGCAGCTATTAAAATACTTCTATTTTCTGCTTTCTTATCATTTTGTTGAAAAGCAAAAACCATGATAATATATAATATTAATCCAATAATAATAGAATGAAGTAACATAATTATACCTCTTTCCATTTTACAGGATTATATCTATTTTATAGATACTAAAATAAATTATAGTAGAATACATTATTATTATAAAATAGAATATAAGGTCTTTTAAATATATTCCTCTTTTAACAAAGTAATTTCTTCTAACATCTGGATATAATTCACAACCTAAAGATATTCCATTAGAAATAGCACTTTCTATACAATTGAAAGGGATATAACTTTTTCCATTATGAGTACCCAAAGTATATAAATTATCTATAGTTTTACTTGGAAAATCTATATATTTTTGATTGAATGTATTATAATAAGCATTGTCTGAACAAATCCACATTTTTTTATAGGCATCATAATAATTGTTAGGATTGATAACAGCAAAATATTCAGCAGATGAAATATTTTCACAATTAATATAACAAATCTTTAATTGTCTAAAAACCTCTAATATTAATTCTTCACTATTGCATTCATTTGGACATTTATTAATATAACTACTTTTTTTATTACATAATGTTATCATTGTGCTTAGTATAGGATAAGATGTATTTTCTAATTTATTACAATATTCTGATAAGTTCATTACTATAATACCCCATTCTGTATTTATGGTAAATCCATTACTATCGTAAAAATCTATATTAGTTTTAAAATGATATGTTATTGATATATAATTGCGATATTTTGTGTTTTTAACCCATGCTTCTAAATCTTCATAATTTCCAAAAGATCTCTTTAATAAATCATCATTTCTAATAATATTTAATAATGCCAATGGTGGCATTGCTAATACTAAATTGACACATCCGTATTGTTCTCCACTCAGTAAATCTACTCCACATACACTATTATCTATTATATTAATATTATATATCTCTTTTTCTAATTTAAATTCAACACCCTTATTTTCCAAAAATCTTTTCCAATCATCGAATAAATATTTATCTAATGTTTTAGCAGGAACTAAAATCTTACTATTAAAAAGTACATCATATAATTTAATAAATTTATTCAAACTATATGTCATTATATTACCATCATCTATATACACACATATACTATCTATAATATTAATTGATTTACTACTAAACTTATAATATTGTATATAATCATATAAACTCGTATTTTTTCCATAATTATCATTAAATAGGTACTTCATATAAGCACATATTAATACATAGTTTTCATATAAAGTTAAATTATTTCTAAATAACAAATTTGATATAAAATTGTATTTATATTTTATAAATAAGGTATTATAATCTAATCTTAGCTCTTTAATAATATTAATAAAATTATAATATACTGACATATATGTTCTTGGACCATATTCTGTATATATTCCATAATAATCTCTTAATACACGATGAATACCACCTATACTATCTTCTTTATCTATAATTAATATTTTTCTATATATATTACAGCATACGTGTGCTAGAGCTAATCCCGAGGGTCCTGCTCCCACAATAATCAAATCATAATATAGCATTCTAAAGATAAGTTATATATATATTTATAATTTAGAGTTATATAGTAGTTATATAAATAATATATAAATAAAAATAATATATATATATATATATTAAAATGGAAAACTTAAATAATGAAATAGTATCTTTAGTAATAGAACAAAATATTATACATATTTATTATGATAATGATAAGAAAGAAGAAATACAAATAAACGAGATATTTTATTCTGATATGAGAAATTTATGGTTAATATCTCAACCTCCTTTTATATCTGATCGCTATAAAAATGTTATGAATGATATAATATTAGCATGTATCCACAAAAATAAAAGATGTATTAGCGAATTAAATAATTTTTTCTCTATAGGAAACGAAGATAATGTTAAAGACTTTTTAACATATATGCGCAAAAGAGATTTAACAGAGGAAAAGAAAAAATGGAAAATAATAAAATAATATAACAATATAATGTAGATTATCAATTTATTAATAAATGAATATTAAAATAGTAAATATATTTTTTATTAAATATCTTGCTCAATTTATAATATTATCAACTATATTATTAAATAATATGTCATTCGCATATGTTAATATTAATGTTTTTGGAACTGGTTTATATTTACCATATAGCATAGGTGTATTAGGGTATATAAAAAATAATATACCAATCAAAAACTATAATATAACAGGTATTTCAGGAGGTGCGTGGTGTGCTTTATTATATACTCAAGAAAAAGACTTATCAAATCATGATGATTTATGGGATTTTTCTATAGGAAAAAATATAAATAAAATATCTTTTCATAATGATATTAGGACTTTTCAAAGTAATATTGAAAAAAATTTAAAATTAAGATATTTGGGAAGAAATATAATAGATAATAATAATAAAATATCAATAATTGCTTCAAATGTAAAAGCAATATATAATATTCAAAATGTAAAAAAGAATGATTTTACAGATATCAATGATTTAATTGATTATTGTCTATGTAGCTCATATATTCCATATATATCAGGTAATACTTTTTCAAAAAAATATAAAGATAAATATTATATAGATGGTGAAATAAAAAATTCAAAAACATTAGAAATAATAGGAGTAGATAATATTGTATCTTCAAATTCAATAGATATAGATAGATTTATGTGGGGTAGAAAATATTCGCAAAATGCATTAATGTATTTAGATAAAGAAAATTCTAAAAAATTATTTGAAAATGGTTGGGAAGATAGTGACAAAAATAGAGAAATATTATTATCTAAAATAAAGAATGAATTTAAATAAAAATAAAATTATTTTATAAATAATCTATTTGCTTTTTCATATGATAATTCTATTCTATTATCGTATTTTTTTAATCTTTCTAATCTCATAAGTTCTTCTTCTTCTTCTTTCTGTTTTTTTAATTCTTGTATCCTTAATTCTTTAGCAGATAACTCTTTTTTAGCATTATTATCTCTATATATTTCATATTCCTCTATTGATTTAAATTCCTTTTTTGTTTTGATAATAGAAGTATCTATTAAACGCGACCCATCGTGTGCTTTCATATAATCTGTATATGATAATGAGTTTTGTTTTTTTGAACTACTGCTACTATAATCATCTGGTTTTTTATTATCTAATTCTGTAAATTGAAGATTTTTAGCTAATAATAGAGGCTCTGGTTCTTTATATTTAACAATTTGTTTATTAACAGGAACTCTGCTTTCAAATAAATCATTAAAACTTTTATTATCCATTTTTTTTTTCATTAATTTTTTTATTTTTATGTCCTCTCTAATATTTGTAGAAGTATCCATATTATCTCCATAACCAAATTCTATTTCATCTGTATATACTTTACATTTCTCAAAGTTTTTATTAAATCTTTGAGAAAATGGTTCATCATTATTGCTTTCATTAATGTTTTTTTTGTTATTAATTATACTGGGATGTGTATTTTGTTCTGATATAATTTTATTGAAGAATTCTTTTGATTGTTTTTTTAATTCATTATGTGATAATTCTGTTTCTCTTTTTTTATATTCTTTTGCTAATTTCTCAAAACAATATGTTATCATATTAAAAATATCTTTATTTCCATCAGGTTTATCAGGATGGAATTGCATCGCTAATTTTTTATAAGCATCTTTTAATTCTACCCATGTAAAATCTTTTGATATAGTGAAAATTTCGTAAGGATTAATTGTATCATAATCAAGATGTTTTAAATTAATATCATTATGTTTTCCACTTTTTTTCATTGCGTCATAATATTGTTGATAAGTATATTGACGCGAAGAATTGGCACCCATTTTATATATTATTTAATTTATATATATTTTTTTATTATATTTTAAGCTACGCATAATATATATTTAGTATATAAAATATATTTAATTATTAAATATTAACTATTAAAATAAATATTATATAATGAATGATACTTTAACCATTATAGGTTGTAATTTTTCAGGATTATATTCAGCAATAAGATGTATTGATTGCGGTATTAAAGTAACACTTATAGAAAAAAAAACTAACTTTAATGACGATATAATAAATTATAAAATTTTTAATAAAAAACATAATTCTTATATTCAATTGTTAAATAAATTTTCTATAAAATATAGTACTTATAATCTTAACTTTAATGAAAAAATAATTTCGATTATTAATAATATTATAAATAAAGCAAAGCATATTCCTAATAAAATGTTAAATACTCAATCATTTGATAAATTATGTGGCACTTTGTTAACACAAAATGATTACTTATATTTGAATAATAATATTAATAATTATTTTCAAATATATCCTTATATATCTGGATTATTTGGCATATCTTTATTTAATAATGAATTAATCAATAATACCTTTTATATCGTAGAAGATGATTCAAGTGTAATTATTGAAAAAATGGTTTCATATGTATTAAAAAATAATTGTAATATTATTTATAACACAGAGGTCAAGGACGTTTCAATTGATGATTATAATAATATAAATTTAACTACTAATAATATATCTAATAAATACCAGACCTCAAAAATTATTATATTCGCATTATCAAAAGATAATTTATTAAAATTTAAATATTTTTCTAAAGATAAAAGAAAGACATTTGGTAATGTTTCAAAATATAATATAGATACATTATATATTTTTAATGATGAATATATATTAAATGAATATAATATCCAAAATCATCTTCTTAATAATATGAATATAGTATATCCTATTAAGAAATATTCATTATATTTATGGGATATTGGTATAAATAGTATTATTATTAGAGAGAAAATAAAAAAATTATATAATAATATATTTATATGTAGTGATTTTCATTCTAAAAATATATTTTTTGCTAATTATACATTAGAAAATTACGACGAGATACATAATAAAATTATAAATAAATATTCTATTTAATAAAAAAATGACAAAAATATATATTTAATTATTAAATAAATAATGAATAGTTTTATAAATGATGAATTAATTAATATAGTTTGTTTTATTATTAATTATTACAATAATGATTATATTAGAAACTTGTGGTATATATATATAGATTACTTTGATATCAACAATAATTTTAATATTTTGTTTCTTACAATTATAACTATATCTACTATAATGATAGTAATATTTTATTCACTATTAAAATTTTATAACAATTATACAATTATTTTCCTGTACTTCCAAAACCTCCTTCACCACGCGAAGTTTCTTGTATATTCTTAGATTTTTCTTTATCGATGTTACTATCGTTACTATCGTTACTATCGTTACTATCGTTACTATAATCACATACTACTATTTTTGGATATACTTGTTTCTTCATAATAATTTGGCAACATTTATAAGGTAATTCTAAATCTTCACATTCATTATTAATTTTTCGCAAAGCTACAAGCAAATTACCGATATAGCCTTGATCTATGATACCAATACTATTCGCTAACATATATCCTGATTTGCTTATTGAACTACGAGGTACTATTTCTACATAATATCCATTAGGTATTTCTAATTTAATACCCGTATCATATAGCATAGTATCACTATTTAATCTTTTAATTTTTTTAATAATGGTTAAATCAAAACCAGCATCTGAGTAATTATTTTTATTAGGTATTATGGCTTTCTCATCTACTTTTATAATTTTTAATACAGGATTATCATTATAATTTACGAAATTATATATATTATTATTAATATGCATATCATCAGAATAAATTTTTCCAAGAAAATCTATCATATTAGAATTTTTATATTCTAATACATATAATTGTTCTTTATCATTATCTTCTTTTAAAATTTTGTTAGGAATTCCATATATTTCTACTACCTTTTTTATAGTAATGAAATTATTGAAGTTAATATATACACTATTGTTTTGTATTTTTCCATATTTTTCTATATATGCTTTAATAAAACTATTTGCCAATGTATTATCAGTATTATAAATGGTATTTATAAATAATGAATAATCATAATTAGTATTTTCTAAATATAATTTCATATGTTTATGGAATATATCATTTATAATATACATTGATGTTATAGTTAATTCAATAACATTATATGTTTCATCATATTTAACATTTCCTATTTTATTAAAAATCTCAATAATTTTATCTATATTTTTATAGTAAACATAATTATTTTTATCAATATTACATAATTTATTATAAATAGAATATGATAATGTAACTTTACAATCTTTTAATATTTCTGTATCTATTTCTATTTTGACTACTATTTTATCATTATTTTTCTCTTTAATATTAAATAAAATTAAACCTATGACATAAGCTTTTTCATTTGTATTAATTGTTGTAAAATATGTGTGTTCGATAGTCATTATTTATAATATATTAAATTACATAAAATAATCTTATATATCATTTTTTTAATTTTATTATAAATAAGTATATAAATAGCATTATATCAACTATGTCTAATGAGAATGCCGTATCTCTTAATAAATTTTATACAAACGCAATAGCTGTTAAAATTTGCTATAAGGCTATTAAAAAATATCTAAAAATTAATAAGAATGAATTAATAATTGAACCAAGTGCCGGAAATGGTTCTTTCATAAATATAATTAAAAAGCTAACAAATAATTATTTATTTTATGATATTAAACCAGAACACAAAAATATTGTTAATGCTGATTTTTTAAAGGTAAATAGATATGATTGTGATTGTCATATAATAGGAAATCCTCCATTTGGTAATAAATCTTCAGCAGCTATTAAGTTTATTAAGCATTCAGCAAATATATTAAAATCAAAAAGTATATCATTTGTTTTACCTATTAGTTTTAGGAAACCAAGTTTTCAAAAATCATTTCCATTGAATTATCATTTAATATATGAAACAAAGCTACCAATAAATTCATTTATCTATCATGGAAATGAAAAAGATATTAAGACTATATTTCAAATATGGAAGCGTAAAAATTATAATAGAAAAAAACCTGCTAAACTAATACCTTTATCTTGGTATAAATTTTCTAAAAAAGAATTCTCTGATATATCTATAAGACGTGTAGGTTCGAAAGCTGGATTTGTAAAAATAACAACCGAAGAAGATAATATAAACACACATTGGTTTATAAAGATAACTAATAAACATGATACGCAATATAATATAAATAATTTATTAATAAAATTAAATAACATTAAGTTCAATAAAACAAATAATATAGCAGCTATAAGTATTTCAAAACAAGATATAATTAAAAAATATAATAATGTAATACTAAAATATTAATAAATATTTTTATTTTGCATTTATTATTCTAATAGGTTCATTAATATCATTATTATTTGTTGGAATATATAATTTATCACTATCTATTTCTGGTATATAATTTAAAATAAATTCTAACCCATCATTTTCCTTTTCTTTTTCTAATTTTTTTTTTACATTTTTTTCTTGTAATTCAGGATGTTTTTTAACTATATCTCTTCTTATTTCGTTATATAACTTTATAGATATTTCATCTATTTTATTAATAACATTTTGTTCTTTTTGCGTCCATCCCATTGATATATCTTTTTTATGTATATATATACACATTAATCCGAGAGAATGTACTATACCTTGTCTTGATGTTTTATATTTTTTCTTAAATTCATGATTATATATAGTAAAAGCATCGTCTATTGCTTTTTCTTTATATAATATACTAAAAACACCCCATATAAACCATGATATATCATCGTCTGTACTATAAAATTTTGTTTCGAATTTTAATTTTTTTCTTAATATATAATCTATTACTAATCTTAGATTATTAGATATATCAATTAATTTATCACTATTTTCATAAGATATATCATCAGTACTTTTAATTGTCTTTATTAAAATTGCTATAATTTGTAAAGCAGAATTGTAATTTTCATGATTATGTGGTGGAAGAACTCCATCAAAACGCATTACACCATTTTGTGATAATTTCATATTATTATCATTCAAAATTGGTAATATTTTATTTTTTAAAACAGATATTGACATATTTCCACATTTTGATACGGGATGTTTATTATATATGTCACATAATATACATAATTTAGTTACAATAGAGTAAATATTTTTAATTGATATTTTTTCAGAATTAATTAAAATTACTAAATTGTCATATATATCTATTAATTTACTAATATCTGTTATATATATAAATGTACCAATATACGAACATACGTCTATATAGATTAATTCGAGTGTTTCAAATGAACTATCTATATATAGAATGTTAGTACTTAATAATATACTATTTTGTATATCTCCATTGCATATGGAGGAAAATAAATCATCTTTTGTCATATCATTTAATTTATCTTAGGATTAAATATAATCTAATATTTACGAGAATTTATGAGAATATATTACTTTTATGAGTAATTATAAAATTATGAAACATATTAATAATTTTATAACATTTAATAATGGTGACTTCTGAAACATTACATGCTTTAGCAAAACATTTTTTAGTATATCCTAGTTCTTTTACCATAGAATAATAATACAAAATTCCTGCCGCTGATGATGTTGGAGAATTATCATTCATAATTTCATTTTCTTCTATTAATTTAACTAATTCTTTACATTTGTTAATATCATATATTCTCATATTTAAATTATTACCATATTGTGAAATAAAATCAATTGGGTCAGGTGATGATACATTAATTTGCAATAATGTTTGAAATCTCGTATTTCCTTTATTTAAAGTTACGTGTGATATATTAAACATCAAGGCAATATCTTTTGAACTTTTTGGTATTTTATTAATTAAACATGCGTGATAAATACATGATGCTATAAGGCCATCTTTATTATCTCCACGTGAAATTTTTTTTTCAGAAGCCTTTTTATATAGAACTTTAGCATCATCGATTACTTTTTGAGGAATGCCATTATTTATAGTATTTGCTGTCATTTTATCAAAAACATTCCATAAAGTTCTTTCATCATATGGCATACTATTCCACATTTGAAATTTTCGAATTATACGCATGTCAGAAGTATCTTTATAACCACTACCTATCATAGAACCTATAGAAGATTTTGGTAGAAGATTATTAGTAGGCATTCCACATCTTGAAGGATCGCCATCTCTATTATCTTCATTACCATAATATCTCCATTCTGCTGTATTTTCTATAACCTTTGATACAATAGAACTACATTTTTTGCATATATGCATATTATCTTCAATAATAAAATCAGAACATCCGCAACTACACATTATTTCATCTTTTTTAGAAGTATCAACTCCATTATTTATTTTTAATTGTTTGTCCTCTTCATCTTTTATTTCTTTAAATAAGTTCCACATATCATCATCCATTATAGTATAGGTGATAGTAGTAATATATAAGGATTATCAATTTTTATATAATTTTATTATAAAAATTGATATAATGTCTATTTAATTTTATTATTCTGGCAATGAAATATTTAATTATTCTACTTATAATTAAGTATCTAACATTTGTTGAATGCTTTATTATGACATTTCATAATCAAAAATGTAAAAATATAGTTAAAAATAAAAAGTGCTTAAAAATTCGCAAATTTTCTAATGAAAATGAGAAATATTTATACGCGAATTATCTTGTATCTCTTAGAAAAATTAAAAAAGCTCAAAAATCAATAAATTATAATAATATATTTAATATTAATAATTTTAGCGATTTTGTTACCAACGATACGAATAATAACATAAATAATTTAAATCTTGCTAAACACAATGAATTATATTTGAATATTAATAATACTATTATTAATAATAATGATAAAATAGCAAAAAACTTAATATTAGCCAATATTAAAATCGACGTATCTAATGTTAAATATATTCAAATATCTACGAAAAACGATACTATGGTAATAGAATTGGATAAAAATGAAAATAATAATAACGCAGAAACAACAGACAATAAGGGATTTATTAATTATGATTTAGGAAAAATAGATGCTTTAATAAGTGCAATTTCTATTTTAATGAATTTATTAAATATTCATTAAAATACTTAACTTATAAAGTTTAACGTTCGCGAATTTCTCTTACTTCTTTACGCAAATCTCTAACTTCTTGACGAAGAACATTTAGTTCATTGCGAAGATCATTATTGCGGTTCTCTTGAGGAACATTAGGTTTTCCTTCTTCTTTATTATATCTTGGTTGACGTCTGCGAGCATTTACTTTTGATGCATATTCGTCGCGTTTTGTTTTAAATTCTTTTAGTTCATTAACATCTACGTCATATTTAGCAACAAGTTCTTCTTCACTACCATTTTCACCCTCTACAATACGGCAGATATATTGATAAATTCGTGTTTGAATACTGCGAGAAGTTCTCTTTAGTTCTGTAGCAATATCTTCATAGGAAGCTTTTTCAAGTCTCATAGAAAGAAGTTTTTCTTCCTCACCTTCTTCCCATCCAAAACCCGCACGTGATGTTTGTTCGTTCTTTCGTAGTTCGTCAAAGTGAGATTTCTTATTATATCTTCGCGTCATTATTATATAGTTGTTTTTGATGTTGTGCCCTTAGCTAACTATATATATCGTCTTATTTTTATATAATTTTTTTGTAAGATTTATTATAAAAATTTTTAAATAAAATAATCATACTTATATGATACATTAGCTCTAAATAAGCATATTTTTTTGGTACTATCGTTTCATAGAAAAGAACTATGAATGAATGTATAATACAACTGAAAAATTGTAATAATTGCAGTTGGGTAATATATTTTTTAAGTGGATTTTTATATCCCATAGATGTTATTAAATAATGACTATACATAATGAAATGAATTATACTATTAATAAAGCATCCGTATGACGCAGTACCATTAGCATCATTATTATATAACAGAAATCCCCATACTATTCCAATAGTACTATGATGGTATACGTGTAAGAATGATAATTGTTCCTTGCTTTTACATTTCAAAATTATAAAATATGTATCAAAATAATCTAGGTATTTAGACAAATAATGAATATATGTATAATATTCTATATTTTTTGAATACTCCTTATTTATACTAAAAATATTAGGAAATGAAAGAAACTCCCTTAAACCATATATCATATATAAATTTATTATAATTTGTAATAAATTATATACATAAAGAGGTTTCTTTATTTCATAAGGTTTTTTTCTATATTTCATATGTGCTGTAAGCATATTTATTAGAAAGAAATATTTACCTACGCAACAAAATAGAAATGTTGGGGTTGTTGTAAAATTAATAATAGTATTCATTTATCGATATATATATTTATCTATTTATATAATTAAAATACTATATAAAATGTTTAATAAGTATATACCTCATCTTTTATTATTATTTATATTAATAATAAGTTGTTTTATAATATATATCGTTTTCTATACAGAACTCATCGGTATAACTAATGTAACTAATGTAACTAATCTAACTAATAAAACTGAAAAAAAAAATGCCAATACTACTGATATTAGATGTATTCCTAATATTGACAAAATTTGCTTAACTATAGATGAGTATAATAAATTGTTATCTTTCAAAGAAAAAAATAATGTAGAAATAAGAGATCGCAAAGTTGTAGAAGACCAATTATATCCTCCAATAAATCGTGCTGACAATAAAACACATAGTGAATTAATTAAAAATATAAATGAAAGAACTATGTATATACAAACCAATGATATTAATGATAAATATCGTCTTGTAGCATATGTTACAAATAATTCTGAAGAAAAAGATGCCGGAAACAATAATTGGAAATTATTCGCTAGGCAAAAAGACAGAAATATATCAGATTTTTATATGAAACCTACTGATAATAATAATGATATGAAAGTTCCTATTACTGATAACATAGTTTTAGGAGAACGATTGCGCGATATATATAATATACCAAAACAATTAACATTAAACTCTCCTTTATTTAATGCTAGTCCTTATAATATTGTTGAAATTCCAAAAACAGATTTAACTAATTCAAGTGACTATATATAATATTACTATTCTTTATTTTTTAGATTTAACTTTATTTTTAACTCTAACATCTTCAGAGTTAATAAATTCATATAATTTATTTACAGATAATAATGTATCATTTATTTTTATGTAAAGCGTATTCATATATTTTACATATTTACTATCAGGGTCGTTCAATAAATCTCTAAATAATAATTTTGATTTAATTATTTGTTCATGCATTTTACGCTTTTCATTTGAATTTCTTGGTGGTGTTTTTTTACCTCCAACTGAAAATTCGGATGATACCTCTGAACTATCCGAATTTGCTCTTGATAAATTTGTTTTTGGTAGTAGTTTTGGTGCTGGTGGTCCGAATTGTCCTTTGTTCCATTGTCCTTGGAACCCTTGTCCTTGGTACCCTTGTACTGGGTACCCTTGTACTGGTTGGAACCCTTGTCCTTGGTACCTTTGTACTGGTTGGAACCCTTGTACTGGGTACCCTTGTACTGGGTACCCTTGTACTGGGTTCCCTTGTACTTGTACTGGTTGGTACCCTTGTACTGGGTACCCTTGTACTGGGTACCCTTGTCCTTGGTTCCCTTGTACTGGGTACCCTTGTACTGGGTACCCTTGTACTGGGTACCCCTGTCCTTGGTACCCTTGTACTTGTACTGGTTTGTACCCTTGTACTTGTGCTGGTTGGTACCCCTGTTCTTGGTACCCTTGTACTTGTACTTGTCCTTGTTGTACTTGTTGTACTGGTCGTACACCATTAATTAAATCTTCAACACCTTTATTACATATATTAATTAGCTTTCCATTTTCATTAATTGTTTGCTGACAATGATTCATAAATAAATTTAAAGCTGTTTTCATCGAACTTAAGTTATTATTATTTTTGATATCAGCTATTTTTTGTTCTCCTCTTTTTACTCTACTTATTTTTTTACTTTTATCATCAAGAGGAATATTTATTGTTATTGGATTATTGTTACGATAAAAATCATATTCAAGAAGAAATGCATATTTGGGATTTGGTTCACCTTTTTTTACATAATATTTATATCCATTATCATCAGTTCTAAGTAAAACATAATTTTTATGAAAATCTTCTAATCGTACTTCTATATGATCTCCGATATTAGGAGGAGCACTATTTTCACCACCATTAATTTTTGTTTTAGAATTATTTTTCATATAATCTTTTTTTATCTCTAATTATACAATAAGAATAAATAATAAAAAATGATTTATTGTAATATATATATTAATATATATAATGGAAACATTCGATATACTTTATAATGATAAATCTTCACATTCAAATAATTCTAATGACTCTTCATTATATATAGATATGATACCATTCAATCTTAGAGGTAGAGCTGAGTGGTGGGAATTAAGAAGAGGAGAAATTTATATATATGAAAAAATAGCTGAAGGAACTAATGGAATAATTAATAAGGCAATTTGGAGAGGAGAACAATGTGTTGTTAAATATCTTAGACATGATAATACTGAAACTGATTATAATGATTTGATAAATGAGATTTCTGTAATTTCTCACTTAAGACATCCGCGGTTGGTTTTATTTATGGGGGCATGTACTATTAACGACCCTCTTATACTTTTATATGAATATTTACCAAATGGCTCATTGGATACATATTATAAAAAGATGTCAAATCAACATTCTAAATTATGGAAACCTTCTGTAAAATATATGTGCAGATGGATAAAAGAACTTACACAAGCAATTTATTTTCTACACAATTGTTATTATCCTATTATGCATAGGGATATTAAACCTTCTAATATTCTTTTAGATGAAGATTTACATATTAAACTCACAGATTTTGGATTATCTCGTACTATTAAAAAAAAACATGATATATATAAAATGAGTGGTTGTACAGGTACATTAAGATACATGGCACCAGAAATATTATTCAATAAAGGTGAAGATTATAATTTAAAAATAGATATATATTCATTGGCACTAAATTTTTGGTTTATAAATACCGGAAAGATACCATTTGAAGAATTAGACAGAAATCCTAACGCAATTCTCTTACTTAAAGAAGGAATGAGACCTAATCTTAAAGAAATAAATAATATAGAATTACAAAATTTAATTGATAAAATGTGGAATATATTACCTATCTTACGCCCTGATATAGAATATGTACTTAATAAAGTAAATATCATATATGATGATACTTTTACAAAAAAGAAACAAAGTAAATGTAATTTAATGTAATAATTTACAAATTAGCAAATTAAATCATAACAAATAGCTACAAGAGGGTCTCCGTCATATTTATTATTTATTTTTTTCAAAATATTACTATTGTAATAATCCAATTGTATAATATTAAACGAATTTAATACATTTGATTTTTCTATTAAACTCATACCTTCAATATAATTATATATGAAATCTCTAATATTACTATTTTCTTCTAAAATAGTCTTATCATATTCATCCTTAATTTTATTACATAGCTTTTTCATTTCTGGTATATTATCAATATTCATATTTCTAAAAAGCATATCTTATGTTGTAATAATAAAATAATTAATCAATTTTTGCTTCATTAATAATAAAATCACTCTCTTCTTCTTGTAATTCTTTATTTTTATAATTTGCTTTTGCAATTTGCGAAAAAACTTCAATATTTGTTAAATAATAAAACTGAGGAAGTTGACTATACATTTATAATATATTATACCCAAATGTTTATATCATTCACAACATATTACATATAAAAATATAAATTATTAAATATATAATATATATATAAAATTACTTATCTATTATTGTTAAATATAATCTATGTTTTTTGTGTAACGGCATTTTTAATAATTATCATATTTTTATTTTTTTGTTTCTCTAATAGTCTCATAATACTTAATTATAATAATAATGATATACAAAATCTTAATCATAAATATAAAAAAAAATATATAAAAAGTAAAAGTATTTAATAATAAATTCATGATTATAAATGAAGATGAAGTTATAGTAGATGATGCTATTTATAATATAAAAGAGTTTTCTAAAGTTCATCCTGGAGGTGCTTATATATTAAATATATTTGGTGGTAAAAATGCTACTATTCATTATTATATGATACATAATAATCATATTAAATCCAAAAAATATTTATTAGAACAATACAAAATAAAAGATATAGATGATTTGAGTAAAGATCATTATTTGATAAATAGTGATAAATTTATTGAACTAAAAAAACGTGTGAAAAAAGCTGTTCCTTATTCTTATGCTAATTCAGAATGGTATATTAAATCTATAATTATAGTAATATCACTTTTTTATATAGAATGGCACAATATAAGTTATGGGTTTACGTTCATTAAATCTATAATATTAGGATATTTAATGGCTCTTGTTGGTTTATGTATTCAACATGATGCTAATCACGGAGCTATATCATCTAATGGATATATAAATATGTTATGGGGTTTTTCTCAAGACTGGATAGGTGGAAGTTCCTTATTATGGAAACATCATCACGTATTACTTCATCATGCTTATACAAATATGTATGAAAAAGACCCTGATATTACAACGGATATTGTTAGACTTCATAATTCTGTTAAATGGTATAATATATATAAAATACAAAAAATTTATGTATGGCCTCTATTATCTTTACTTCCTTTTAATTGGCACTTTAAAGAAATATTAGATTTATTTTATATGAACCATATGGGTGAAAACATTTCTTCATTAGCATTACATGAATCTTATTACGGATTAATCTTTCGCTTCTTTTTTATTATAAGATTTTACATATTACCCATATATATTTATCCATCAATATATACTATTTTATATATATTTATTACTTTAACTTTTGGAGGATTATATTTAGGTTTAAACTTCATAATTTCTCATAATTTTGAAGGGGTTAAAAATATAAATAAAGAGAGCAACTCTAAAATTGACTGGGCTGTAGCTCAAATTGAAACAACTTCTTCTGTAGGTGGAAGATTATTAGGATATTTTCATGGGGGTCTAAATTACCAAATAGAACATCATTTATTTCCAAGAATATCACATGTACATTATTATAAAATTAAACCTATAGTTCAAGAATGGTGTAAAGAGAATAATATTAAATATAATTATTATAATAATATATACGATAATATTATTGCATGTTATAAACATTTACATAATTATGGAAATTGCGAAAAGTTACTCTAAATATTACTGAGGAAAATGTAATTGATATTTCTACAACTTCTTATAGCCTAATACATATAGGTGTGATACCTTTCAAAACTAATTTTTACACGTAAATACTATTAAAAAATAGATATATACTATTATTTTTAATTTAGATAACATATTAAATAATTTTGTTTGATAGTTAAAATAATAAATTGCAAAATGAGTACATAATTAAAAAAAAATTTTAAATTTATAAAAACTTTTAAAATTTAAAGAAAAAATAAATTATGTACTCATTTTTATTATTAAGTTGTATTGTCAAATATAACTAATACCCAACCATGACCTCCATGCCTTGCGTTACGAGCATATCCGTCACTACCACGACCAGCACCATTACCTCCATTACCACTAAATGTATCTGTCCACCAATCAGATACATTATAAGATGCTATACCAAATGCTGTAGCAACATTCCATAAAGTAGCAGATTTACCACCAGTATATGAAAACATAATATTAGTTGGAGTATGTATAGCACCACCTGGCGGTAGAACATACGTGCTATTTATATTAACACCATCTCCGCCATTTCCTCCTCCAGAATTAGTTATACTTGGTGTAATAGAAAAACCACCACCAGCACCCCCAGCTGAAGTATTATTAGGTCCTTGATTTCCGCCTGAACCTGTAAGTGTATAAGTTGTACCACTTATAGTAAATGTTGTTGTCGTATCTCCTCCCGATGAAGGTTGATGGCCGCTAAAATGTGCTCCTTCTCTTCCACGAGCTCCAAGTACTATATTTAATGTTACATCTGATAAATTTGTCTGCGAATGTATATATGCCATACCTCCTGCCCCTGCTCCACCTCCTTTAGTTCCTGAACCTCCACCTCCTCCACCTCCACCTACTATAATATGTGCTTTAGAGATATTTCCTGGCATTTTAAAATTATATGTCATTTGATATCTATTTCTATTACTATATCCAGTCGCATCTGTAACTACAACACCATTTAAAAATAACATTCCAAAATACCCTAAATTATTTATTGTTTTGAATTCTCCTAATCCAGGACCATTCCATAAAGAATTATAATAAGCATATTGAGCACCATTCCAGATATTATACCAACTATCATATAATGCAGTAATTGTAGTTAATGATTTATATTGATTTAATGTCGAAACAACATTAGAAAAACTTATATGACCATACTTTAATGCTAAAAAATTTTCTAAACTAATTTGTTCATTTAATGATAACTCTCTATCATAAAAAATTAATTCAGCAACCTCCCAATTACTACATTCAGATGTATTGGGATCTCCAGTATAATTACCAAAATTTATTGTAAATATTGGAGAATCTGTAGATTTTCTTGGCTGAGAATAATTATCGGTTGAACGAGTATATTTTATAGTCCAATCTATTCCATTAAATCTACTGCTCAATTCAGTTTCTATACCAATCATCCAATAATGCGGGTCTGATTGTTTATAAAAGGTTTCTGTTCTCCATCCAGTTTTACCATCGTGTGACCTACCATTAACATTTCCGTGAAATCCCCATAAATGATTTGCTGCTGCTCCTGAAGCAGAATCAAAAATCCTATTATTTCCTGAAATATTATTTTTATCTCCAGTATATCTTGCAATATATGCGATAGTATATGAACTAATAGCTGAATTATTATTTTGCGGTAAAGCAAATGGCATCTTAAAACCATCATTTATTGTTCCACTTACTGCTTTAAATGTGCCAGAACCAGTAGTTCCAAATGTACCCTTGCTTCTGGTTATTTCTTGAGGAACTCCTCTATAACTTGTTATGTGTCTATTTTGTCCTGATATATCATTCCATGTTGTTATATTATTTCCGCTTTTTGTAAAAGGACCATCGCCTGTATATCTTGCATATAATCCTGTTGTTACAGGTATAGAAGGAGTAGATGATTTACCATAAAACATACTTATTTTAATAGGAGAACCTGTATTTGGAATGTCTGTTACGCCTGATATATAACTTGGATTAGCATTCGTATAATA